CCATCCACGCCAAGCCATCCTTGACCCCATACGCATACCATTCGGGATCGCGCCAGCCGAGCGGGCGGTATTCAGTTTGATCTGTCAATGTCAGCCCCTTACAGCACCAACCGCACGACGGCAGTTGCAAGGTCCGGCCTGAGCAGGACCACCAGTATTCCAATGCCGCCAACCCACATCCAGTTGGCAGCTATCCAGCCCCGTATCGGGGATTCAGGCGGCGGAGGGGTGCGCGCAGCCTCAGCCAGTTTGCGCGCCTCCTCCCGTTCCGCATCGATTTCGTCCCGCTCCCGATGGATGCGCTTTTCGGAATCCTTGATCTGTTCAGCCAGATCGTGGCCAAACACTTTCAAGCTGTGCTTCTGGTCATCCGCAGCCTGTTTCTGGTAACGCACGATCAGCGCTTCAAATCGGTCAAGCAGCTTCTCTTCGCGTTCCACCATCATCTCGCGTGACACAGAGGTTTTTTCCAGCAATACAAGCCGGGTGTTCAGGTCGTCGCCATCAGCCATGCGCGCCCCCTTTTCTCGTTACAGGATTTCGACCGCGCCCATGCGGCCCATGTATAGTGCGGCCTGTAACCGGCGCTGGTATTCACGCTCGGTAGGCGACAGAGGGGGCAAGCGGCTGTCCACAAGCCGGTTGAGCAGTTGGTTGTAATCAGACTGCCAGCGACGCTGGGCGTCGGCGTGTGGCTCATTCTCGCGGATCAGGTCTTTGAGCAGGTTGGTATCGAACATGTCGTCCGGGTTTGGCTCGGCAGGCCGCTCTTTCAGCTTGTCCTTGGCCTGGTCCATCCGTTCCAGTGCCGCATAGATGTCATCAACGGTTCCGGGGGATCGGTCTTCTATTTCCCGATCAACGGCCCGCATGTAATTGCGCACCACTTTCGACATTTGCCGAAAGGCGTGTTCCATGGCCTCAAACCCGATAGCCTGTGAGCCTGTCAGGGATTCAGCAGAGGCTTTCAGGAGGTCTGCGGTCTCGGCGCATTGAAGCTCCGTTTCCGCAAGCTTGGTACGGGTGGTCAGGACGTGTTCGGGTATGCTCATCTGAAACGCTCCGTTTTGCAGACGCGGGGGTGGGTTGCGCGGGCGAGGCACAATTCCAGCCATTGCCGCCCATGTTCGCTGATGCCGGTGCCCAGCTCATTCCATGCCGCTATGTGGCTGGCTTCGTGCTGGATGATCTCGCCCGCTTTTGTCGGGTCCATGCTCCGAATGCTCTTGTCCAGAAAGAGCGCATCGGGGCCGCTTTCATACCTGACCGCCCTTGCGTGACGCCGTCCGCCGAGCATGTCGTGATTGCGGTCAACCATGCGGATTTCCGGATAGTTCGATTGCAGGCCCATCTGGTTCAGGGCGCCAAGGGCCGTCTGGGAAAATGCGGGCTTTTTCGGCGTCTCTTCTGAAGCCGGAATCAGGGGATTGCCCCCCATCAGGAAGGCAGACAAGGCCGACATGAGCAGCACCTTTCAGTGTGTTAAATGCCCGTAAGCGTGACGGAGAATGTGTCGAGCGTGGTGGAACTGTCAGTGTCGTTAACGACTGTGACAGTTCCTGTCCCACCTCCACCGGAACTGGCTGTGAAGGATACCGTGTCCCCGCTCGATACGGTGATCGGGGAAATCTCGTTGGCCCCGCCATTGACAGAGGCCACCACTGTAACCGTCCCCGTCCCGGAATATGAGAATGACAGGGAGATGGAAGTATCGATCGAGGTAATCGTCTGGTTGGCATTGCTGCCGGATGCGCCATCGGAAATGTCCGCCCAATTGACGGCAGCAGGCGTAATATCCGACGAGGACGCGCCCGACAGGGCCGCAAAAGCAGCCTTCAGGATCGTCATGACACACCCCCGCCCGCGACAACTGCCTGTGAACTGGCGATGAAGAAAATGACCGCCACACCATAGGCCGCCAAGGTCCGGCTGCCGGTCGTGGCCGTGCCATCAAGGCGCAACAGGATACCGGAACCTTGCGTGATCGTGCGAGACGATGACCCCGCATACAGGACGATCATGGTGCCGCCAGAGAACACAGACCCGTTAAGCGTGATATCGCCGGTCATCTGAATGGACTTGTTCGCGCTGGCTGAGGTCAGGGTTCCGGTTGTTTCGCCAGAGGCTGTGACTGCCCCCGTGACCGTGCCGCCAAATATCCACTCCGTCTCTGACTGGTCCCATTGCAGGCGCTGGACCCCTGCCGCACGCACCAGAATGTCATTGGTCGAGAAGTCGTAAATGATCCGCCCAGCGTCCACGTCTGCGCTGGAGCCAAAATAGATTGTTCCGAAAGCATTGCCGATAATGCTGATGCCTGTGCCAGATCCTGAAGATTCGTTGCGCACGATCAGGTCGTCCGCAGCACCACTGGCGGCGGTCGCCCCATTGACAGAAATCGTGACAGCGCCCGAAAAGGCGCGCGTGCCGTCTGTCAGGATGTAATCCGTGCCTTGCAGTCCATCCAGCGTGTCCGCGTCCAGACCGCTCCCCGCGCCATCATTGGCCGAGGTCCAGATGGTTCCGCCCGTCGCGCCGAGATAGCCCCATTGTGCATTGGTGATCGTCACGGTGTTGATGTTCTGCACTTGCTGGATTTCAGCAGCCGTCAGGGCGTTGGCATTATAGACCTGCAAAGTGGCTCCGACGTCCAGCTGGGTACCGCTGAACTGCAGGCCCGTGCCTGCGGAGAAATATGCAATCTTGCTTTCACTATCATCCCAGAACAGGCCGCGATCTGCGCCGGGATCGGAAAGCGCCTGAATGTCCGACAGATTGCCAGCAATGGCCGACGCATCCGGGAAGCCCGCAATCTTGAACCCGCCCGCAGAACTGTCCAGATCGTCATCATAGATCACGTCATAGATGCTATCAGCATCAAGGTCGGCACTGCCCGCCTGTGTGCCATCCGGCATGTAGACTTTCTTTGCGCCAATCGTGTCCACATTCAGGGTAACGGCGCCCGTGCTGTCGGCATTGGGTTGCCATGCAAAGCGCATCCCGTTGACATAGGCAGACAGGCTTTCACCGGATGTGATCGTATAAGCGTTGGACGCTCCGCCCTGCGTCATGGCCGAGCCTGCCCAATTGCGCCAGAATGCAATGCGGGACATCAGGGCGCGCGCGGAATCGTTGACCGTGCTGGGGGCTTGCCCCTCCTGGAAATTGATACTGGAATCAGAGTTCCCGTTGGAGCTTGCCGTTGTGGACCAGTCAAAAACACTCATGTTCGTTATCTCCGATTGCCCATGAGGGCCTGTTCAAGGGGCGGACGGTTCGGCTTGAGGGAGGGCGGCATTGGCACTCCGGGCTGTGCGGGCCCGTCCTGTATGAGGCTGTCAATCTGCTGAACGCGGATCATGGCGATCTGAAAGTCTCGGCTGTTCGGGTCTTTCTGATATGCTTCTGCCGCCTGCATGGCCGCCTCTTGTCGTGCCTTGGCCAGCGCAGGTGGAACACCCGGTTCAGACTCCACATTTCGGTTCAGGTACATGCTGAGGGCTGCTCCGCCTGTCAGCGCCGCCACACCTCCCGTGACGCCCGCCACAACTGGCAGCGCCTCCAGGTCATGCTGCCGCCCGGAATTTTGCCAATCATAGCCGCTCCGATCCATGCGCTCCCTGAGTTCACGGTGCGGCATGTTGCGGGTAGAAATCGGGTTATCCAGAAGCTCTTGCGCGTCCGGCTCTCTCAGGCCGCGCGGAAGGTTGGCCTGTGGGTTTGGTGGCGCAAGTGGGCTTGCGGGCTCTCTCGCTGGCGGTACGTCTTGCATCAGGTCAACGAGTCCACGTCCGAGACGGCTTCCCGAGCGAGGCGGGGTATTCTGGGGCAATTCGATAGGTGGTTTCTGGGGCGCTTGGTCCCGCATCAGGTCATCAAGGCCCCGACCGAGCCTGCGGCCATTCTTTGGTCCTGTGCCAAGGGGAACGTCTTTCTTGATCTTCGGGGGGCGTCCGCCTGCACCTGCTGATGCGGACGACCTGCCCGGTCCGACCCGGCCCGCAGCCGCCACACCGCCCGCTCCAATTGCGATACCCTTGATCCGCTCCCCTGCCGTCACTTCGCCGTCACCATCGAAATCCGGATGCACCCCACCTATAGCACCGCCAACAGCAGCATTGCCCAAGTCATTCTGTGCAGCCTGCAGCCCGGAGAACCGCGTTCCACTCAAATCGGTGCGAGGCTTCAGCCAGTCCGGCAACTCCTCTCCAGCATCCCGCAGCGCCTTACGAGCCTTGCTGAGTGTCACCTTGACCGTGTTGACTGACTTTCCCGTCATCTCGGCAATGGCAGACGGACGTGCGCCACGCTGGGCAAGCTCCAGGATGCGGTCACGCGTTTCTGGCGGGCGTCCGATCTCTGCCACCGGAACGTCAACACCCTTGCTGCGGGCCTTTGCCAGAACAACCGATGCGCCGTTTGCCTCACTGAGCATCAGTTCCTCAGCAATCTCTGCATTGGAATAGCCGTTCTTGGCCATCTCGACGGCCTTGTTTTCGGTTGGCGTCAGGCGTGGATCACTGAACGGGTCAGAGCCGCGCGGAATCTCGTCATGGAAGCCGACAGGGCGACGCTCGCCAAAGCCTGCAAATCCACCAGCTGCGACAGGCTTGCCCCCGCCCCCACCTTTTGTGGGCGGGGTTGGCGTCCGCTTGATTGGCCCCCTGCTTTGTCTCGCAATCAGCTTCGCCAGCGCATCAGGAATCTTCTCCCCGCTTGCCAGCAGGATGTCAGCCGCAGCTTGGTTGATTTTAGGGTTCATTACACCCGGACGCGCGACGTAGTTTCCGACCCCCTGCCCGAACTTGCGCCACAGGCCCGCCTGTGCGGCGGCAGGGCCATTAATGAGCAGTTCGCTGGTGGCGTCCCCAATGCCCTGCGCAAGCGTGTCATCAAAGGCGGCATCGGCCATATCGGCCTGACGGAAGGCGGTTCGGGAGTTGCCGAGCATCTCATTGGTGAAGTCTGCGCGGTCTGCCGTCCGCTCGATCGCCTGGTCCAGTTCCTGGTTCAGCCGGGTTTGCTTTGCACCTTTGTGCGGAACTCCCTTCTTGGTCAGGACCTGCGGGCGAACAGCAGCCACCTTTTCACGAATAGCCGGTGTGCGTGCGATCTTCCGGGTTGCGTCCGCAAACCCCTTCATGTCCGCCGTATTGCGAAGCTGGTCAGAAATGGCGCGGGCCGCGCCGATGGTGAAATTCTTCTGCCCCTCAGCTGAGGCGGGCGCAATATCCAGATCCTTGTTCCCGCGAAGGACATTGTTAATGTCTTCCACGTCTTTCGATGGCTTCAGAAATTGCCGCCCCTCATCCAGAAGCTCGCCCCTGCGGATGCGTTCTGCGGACGTCGCGCGCGCCTCTCCCAATCCGGAAGGGTCGATCACGGCGCGAATGCGATCCCGCAGCGCACGAATGCCGCCCGGCACATCCTGAATGGTGCCCTTTGCTGCTGCGCCGTACTTTCGATTGATGACCCGCTCGATATAGTCAGCGGCCTGCACTGAAAGCGGCTTTGTGCCTTTCCCCCCGGAAAGCGCCTTTGCGAAATCGTCGATTTCATCACGCACAGCGCGCTCGCCCAATGCGTCAGCATAATTGGCCGCATCAGAAAGCGTGCCGGATGCAACACGGCTTCCGCCTATCTCGTAGGCCAGCTGGTTCGTTTGTTCTGGATCAAGGAAGCGGCGTTGGCCGCCCTGCTCAAAATGGGCGGCTTGGTAAAAGGCTTCCGGGTCTTCTGCTCTGGCTCTCTGCGCATCGGCTTTTGCCTGCCCGAAACCACCGCGCTTGGCCCCCATGGAGCGCGCGAAAGCGTCCTCCAGACGGTCAACCTCACCCTTCCCGCGTTCCAGCAAAACCTCGCCAGCACGCGACCGTGTGCCGGAATTTGCAGTCACAAGAGCCGACAACAGGCCGCGCTCATTCGGCCCCATCAACTCAGCCAACGTTTCCGGCACTTCGCCGGTCTTGTTCCATGCGGCGAAGTCATCCCGCACTTTTGACAGATCGGTGCCAGAGCGATCCGCCCTGCGCAGCACCATATCAAGCGCCTTGTTTTCTGCGCTGGTAAACGCCTTGTAACCGATACCCTTTGCAATTGGGGCTAGCACATATTGCGCAGCCGGGCCGAGGATCGCGCCGCCCGCGCCACCGATGGCTCCACCCATCGTCGCGCCTTCCAGCCTGGAGCCTTCATCCGCATGGCCTGCGCCAAAGGTCGCGCCATATCCGGCCCCCTCCGCTGTGTATCGGCCAATAGTGCCCTTCACGCTCGATTTTGCCGCCTTTGCGCCAACGCCTGCCCCGCGCGCTACGCCCGTCAATGGAGGGCCGGAGGCGATTCCAGCAAGGACTTCGGAACCCGTATAGCTGACGGGGTTATCCTGCCGTGCAATGTTTTCTATATTGCGCCGCTCATCACGTGCGCCCCGGTATGTCTGACCGATGGCAGAATCTTCCGGCTTGGTGTTTTCGATAAGCAGGCCCAGCAGCGCGTCTGACGCCCCTGATGCGGCTGGGTTCAGTTTTCGGGAAAACTCGGTTAACTGGCGGATCGGCTCCGGCACCCCCATGCCCTTGATAGCCTGTTTACGAACTTCCGCTGTTCCCTCGGCCTCATCCCGGAACCCCCAGCCAAGACCTGCCTCGCCTCCGATACGGGCGGATTCCAGCTGGCTGTACGTCTTCGGGGGCTTGTACCCCTCCGGCGTCTCGGTCTTGTACTTTTTCCGGATGTCGTCAAACTTGCTCATGCTACCTCACAGGCCCCTGATAAGGACCGCTTGCTGCAGGATCATACGGAGCCATCGGAACCCGCACGCCGGGCTCAGGAATGCCTAATTCCTGCAAGAGGATGCGCGCAGCGCCGGGGCCATAAGCCTTGTCAAAGGCTTCCATGTTCTGTGGGGACAGGTCATCGAGCAGCGCCGATGATGCTTCGGCCAGTTCGCTTTCGGTCACACCCACGCCTGCGGGGGTTTGCCACACGACAGGACCCCCGCCCTCCGGGGGCAGTGCGAGGCTTTCCTGTCGCAGGTCCGGAACCGTGCGGGCCGGGTCAAACTCGTATTCCGGCGCAATCTTCTTGTAGGTTTCGTAGGTTCTGGAATAGTCGTCACCGGCAGACTTGTAGAGGCTGTCAGCGGTCCCGATGAATTGGGTGATCTGCTTGTCCGTCAGGAACTCACCGCCAAGAAGCTTGTTGTATGCATTCTGAATGCTGCCCGGAACACCGCGCGCATTTTCCGCATTCGCAAACTCACCCTCACGCACCGTGGAACCCGGATCATACATTTTCATGATGTTGAAGATCAGGCCCATCTGGCCCGGAGCATTCGACGTATCCAGTTCCTTGATCTTCGAGTAGGAGCGTTGCACATCAAGGAAGTCCTGCGACTGGTTGAGGTATTCCTTGCGGAACGTCCCCTCTGCAGACGCGTCCGGTTGACCCGCGCTCGCAGCCGCCGCCGCTTCCGCAGCCGCCGCCTCCCGGCGCCGGATCTCCAATTGCTGCTGCTGGTAATCCGTCATTCCTCCGGACTGGCTCGGCGTCTGGAAGCTGGCCACAGGTTCATACGTTACCGGGTCGACCAGCACGCCATTGACGTTGATTGGGTCACGGGCCTTCTCCATGCCCTGCGCAATCACATTACCTGCCGAGTCATAGCGCACCTGATTTTCAGAGAGCGTAAACTGTTCCGGTGTCGATGGCGGCGCAAAAGCCGTCTGAGCCACCTGCCCCAATGCCAGATCAGGCGCAGCGGCTGCAATGGCCCGCTGTTCCGGGGTCATCTCGATCCCGGCCAGCGCCATCTGCATTTGCTTTTTCTTGGCTTCCTCTTCCTGCTTCTTGCGGTTGCGCTCCATGCTGCCATACGCAAACTGGGCCGCGTTCCCGATGCCTTGCTGAAGGTTCTTGCCTGAGAGCATTCCGGCGCCCGCCATGAGCATTTCACCCTTGGACAGGCCGCCATAGGAATCCTGGTTGAGCCAAGGCGTTTTCTCTGGCTGTTCATTCGATTGGGCCTGCCCGCCGCCAAGACCGGCCTGCGGGTTGAACACATTGCCAAACTGCCTGACGCCCTGCTGGGCTGTCTGGCCGGGCATCTTCATCGCGCCGAGAAGTTGGGTCCAGTCAATCATCCGAATATGCTCCCAAGTGCGCCAAGGCCGCCACCGATGGCCGCGCCCCATGGTCCGAAGGTCGAGCCTGCCATGGCTCCGCCGAGACCGCCCTGAATTGCCCCGCCCATAGCGCTCTGACCGGGCTGGGTTTGCGTGCTCGTGCCACCAAGGGCCGCCATTGGCTGAACAACAGAATTATACCGGTTCAGCTGGTCCCAGCCGCCCGTCTGACCGAAGTTCCAGCGGTTCATGGAGTCTTGCAACTCGTTCTGGGCCTGACCCTCACGATAGCCGCCGATCTCCATCAGGCCGCGATTATTGGCCTGTGCATAAGTGTTCAGGTTCGGCATCAACGACGAAGCTTGCAATTGGCGGTTCAGGTTGCTTTCGCCATAGCCGCCAAGCTGTCCCAATGCGCCAAGCTGTCGGGACAGGTCATTCTGCTGCATACTGGCAAGCGTTGAGCCTGCTCCGGCCTGCCGCCCGAACTGGCTCTCCCCAAGGCCCGCAAGCTGGCTGGCGCCGCTCATCTGGCGGTTGATGTCTCCCGCTTCACGTGCGCCAAGAGCCTCCGCCGAGGCAAAGCGACGATTGGCATCCGTCTCGTAAGCATTGCCGTACATGTTCGCGGCCAGATCCCCGATGGAGTCCGACATCGTGCCTTGGTGGGCATTCGAGCCATACCGCCCCGCTTTTGCAAAGATCGCGTTGGCATTGTCCTTCACGCCCTCAGCAGCCTTGCCGAACACCTGATCGAGATACGGGTTCACATTGGAACTGGCCATTTGCTGCAGGACGTCTGTGCCGGCCGTATTCTTCTGGTTTGCGGCCTGCTGGATATTGCCTGCAAACGGGTTCGCGCCCGCCGACTGGTTGATCAGTCCTGTGCCTGCCGTTGTTTGCTGGCCTGCTGCCTGTTCAAGCGCCGGAGCGTAAGCATTGGTGGATTGCCCTGTTGCCGCGCCCAGCATCGCATTGGCAGATTCCCCAAGCCCGATGGGAGCCTGCTGGAATTGCTGCCTGAGCCCCTGAAGGCCCGCTTCAGTATCCCCGTGGAATGGAACAACCGTGGAGCCGGGATAGTATTCCTGACCCTGGTTATAGAGGCCCTGCGCCTGCCCGAAAATGTCCTTCAGGTAGGGTTGCGCCTGAGACCATGGCTCAGAACTCTGTGTGACTGTATCAGTGCCGCTGCTGCCGGAACTCATCATTCGCCTCCGTCAATGGGACTTCGTAAAGTGTGGCCGAGGGGATCGCGTCCTTGGAAAGAACCCGCTTCCAGCCTCTCCGGCCAATGAACTGCATCCGGTGGCACCCTTCGGCGCGTGCCCACTCCTTCAGCACATCAATGTATGGAATCCACTCACCATTCGGGCCGCGCCCGCCAATGATGATGACTTCCGCAACCTTCAGGCCCGTAGGGTATTTTGCAAGATGGGTGACGGTGACGACCTTCACATACTTGCCGAACTCCTTGGGGTTTTCCGTCGCCTGCTTGTCGAACACGACCCACATTTGCCATTTCGGCTGGGCACCCGTGCACGCCTCGAACACGCTTTCCGGCGTGAACCGACCGCCACTGTACTCACAGGCTTTCTCGATCAGTTCAGGCACGGCGCTCATGACCGGGCCAACCTGATCGGGCCGGACCTGCTCCAGAATGGACGTTTCCAGGACGTTTGAATCGGTCATGCGAAAGTCCCCCGCATTTGTTGAAGGAAGGGATTATTGCCCTTGAACAGGCTCTGCAGGCTGTTGCCGCTCTGGATGCCAAGCTGGGCCGGGTTCGAGAGCGGGTTAGCCTGAACGCCGCCCATGGGCTGGATACTGGCATTGCCTGCGATGCCGGGCATGGCACCGGGAGATTGGGCCGGGGCCGTTGCGCCGATGGAGGGGGCTTTCATCATGCCGCCGACAGGCTGGGGCGTCTGAGGCTGTGGCGGGCCGCCTGATTGCAGGCCCGGCGCACCGATGCGGAACTGGTCGCCTTCCCAGAAATTGCTGGGCGGGGCCATGTTCGGATTGATCTTCTGGCTGTTGGAGCCTGTCGGAAGGGAGGCACCCCCGCCATACTGGCCACCGAAAAGCTGGCTTAAATCGAGGTTTCCATAGTTCATCGCTCTACCCTATCCATGCGTAACTGAAGATGCGGTCGGTCTGGGAGTTGCTGGCATGGGCCAGCGTAAAAGACCCATTGCTGGTGTCGGAGACGTAAGTTGTGGCGAGCGCTGCAGCGGCATTGGCCGTCCTTGCAGTCAGGATCACAGTGGAGTTTTCACTCACCTGCGTATTTGCAAGTGTTACCACAGTTTGAACCGTTGAGGCTGTCAATGTGCAGGTGCCGTAATTGTCGGTTCGCCCGTCAATGACGTTGTTGATGGCATTCGCAATCCGGCGCGGGTGCGCCTCATACGGGGAAACCTTGTTGGAATAGGAAGCGGTCAAGCTTCGCCTTCAAGCTGTGCTTCGATGTCAATGCCGGTCGCGTCATCCCATGTCGCGCCAGACGCCACAACGCAGCGGAACCGATGGAACCGGCCATTGCTTTCAGCCGAGGCTATGCCGGTTACTTCAATCGGCTCTGCGCTGTCATACACGATGGAGTCGCCCATACGCTCACGCGCCGATGTTGCAACCGTCACCTCTGTCGTATCCACAAAAGGCTCTACACCAGACACAAATGTGCGCTTGCTCGTGTGCACCTCGAAATCACCTGTCACGATCGTGGCTTCCAATGCATCACCGGAGAATGGCCCCAGCTGGTAGGTTGACCCGAATCCGTTGACCTGCAAATTCCCGCCTGTCAGCGACTGGTCATCCAGGGGCACGTCAAAATTGTCGATATTGGTGGTCAGCGCATCAAGGCCGTCCAGCGTGTAGCCGAGCGCATAGACCCGCGAAATCCCTTCATTATCCTGCCGCGCATACGCCCAGCGCTTGGCTGTCCAGTTATACATCAGGATCGTGTCAGGCGTACCGGTCACCGATTGTGTGGAGGGATAGGACCAATAGATCAGCTTGGCCTTGGTATCTGCCGCGGCGGTCATACGGTACTTGTAGGACTCGTTGAAATCGTCGCGGAACCACTCATCCACCATGTCGGCGCCGATAGGGGTCAGCGTATCCTGCTGGAGCATGTAGAAACCGTCATTGGACAGGAAGGCCGCGCCCCCGGCAAATTGCGCAATGGAGCCGGGCTCTGCGCATCCGAGAGAATCCGTGATCGGGTCAATCTGCATTATCAGCGGCGGGCCGACATATTGCATCCGGCGAATACGGGCCTGCTGGAAGATGTAGAGCACATCCGAGCCTGCAAAGCCCTGCACGATACCGCCATCCGGCAATATCTGCGTATCTGACTGATCGGTTCCGGCCGTCCAGCTTTCCGCATCATTGATGCCGGACCATGCAATCTCAAACGCGCTGTTATCAGTATGGCCCAGAACCACGAAATCGCGGAATGTGTGGATATGCCGGGCCTGTGGAGGCGAGCCGCCCAAGGCTGCAAAATTGGTATCAGAGGACATGGTGAACACTTGCGGCGCATCGTTCCAGTTGGTCGCAATGCACAGATCCCCGAACTGCACGAACCGCCAGAAAGACGTCAGGCCGGTTGTGTATGCCCCGCCAGACACCCGGCTGACATCCCCCCACGAGCCATCATCCTGCAGCTCGAACAATTCTTGCTCAGTGCCGACAAAGACATGCGTGGCGCCCGATGCGTCGCGGAATGAACCTGCGCCCCCATAAGGGCGGCTTCCCAGCGCCTCAGTGCCACTTGTGAGCGCCTTGAACGGGCCATAGCTGGATTGCTTTGGCGTGACGTTCTGCGCGTCCCTCAAATGCCCATTGAGGATGATGGGCTGGTCAGGAAGCCATGGACCAAACGGCGTCATACAGGATTGTCCACTGTGGCAACCATGACCGCGCCGGAATGCTCATGCTCGCGGGTCTGGCCATTCAGGGCTTCGACCGTGGCGGCAAACATGTTGTGATAATTGATGGCCCGGTCATGCTGGCGGATATGGTCATAGGCTTCGGCCAAGGCGCCATACAGATAGGCTTGCGGGCCGATGGTGAATATGGAGTTCGTGTCGCTGTCATCACTGAGCGCGTCCAGTTCCTTGTAATAATCAAGGCTGACTGTCTCGGTCGAGTATGGCGCAAAGCGGAACACACCCGCCTCAATCGTGTAAAAGCGCGGCGTGCCACCCTGTCCCTCGGTTGTCAGACTGTACCACTTTTCAGGCGGGATATAGCGCAGGGCCGTTGTTTCGGCATCGTCCACATATAACCGGCGTGCAGCGAGGTAGCCGGTGGGGGCGCTCGCTGCACCACTCGTCGGCGTCAGGGTGGCGCTTTCGAGCATGTCCTGCAATCGCAGGGCCGGAATTGTGCGGCGAGCCTCCATGGGGCCATGCCACTCGCCGCGCATCATCTTGAAATGTGCAATGGCGATGAAGTCCACAATCTGGCTGGTCAGGTTCGACCGGACAAGCCGGGTCGCCACCGCCGTTTTGAGTTCGCCGTAGTTCGTCAGAGCCATTCGCGCTGTATCCAATCATGGTCGAGTTCATGCGGCTTCTGCTTGCCGTGGAAATATACGATCCGGGCATCATCCAAGCCCTCATGCATGACGTGGCCCTTGTAGCTGACCACATGGCCCGGATAGAGGTCATCGATCACTCGGCGCCGTCTCATGCCGCGTATCCAGTCCATATCGTTTTCGCCGTCCCATTCGTCCCACACCCATTGATGCGAGGCAGGGACAAGTGCGACGCCATTGCAGACAGTTTTCACATCGAACGGATCACGCGGAACCGCCAGCCAGTGGTCTTCGAGACAATAGCGCGCCAGATGGTCGATATTGCCCGTTATCACCGTATCCAGCCCCATCAGGATCATCGGGCGGCCCAGCTTGTATGGCTCGATACAATCGCCATAACCGGGCTCCGGATTGCTCAACAGCGCTTGCGTGATCGGCTCGTCAAACTCACGCACCTTTTCGGTAAAGCAGATGAACTCGAACGGTACCGTACAGTGACGCTTGCAGCCACGGTAAAGCTTCTCGACCCAACTCTCATCATACATGGACGAAAAGTCGTATTCCTTGCCATTGGCATCCCAAAGCAGGGTGACAATGACCAGATCAGGCAAAGCCTTGCTCCGCGAGGAAGTGGCGGGTCTGCTCAATGGGCGTTTCGGCATAGCGCATCCGGGTCTTGCGGTCCTCATTGTCGATTTCGGTCAGTTCTTCGCCCCAGCCCTTCCAGAGCGTCCATGCAGGCACATTGCGCGTCACGACAGAGCCCGCCGCAATCATGGCGCCTTCCCCGATATGCACCCCATTCAGGATAACCGCATTGGCACCGATCGATGCCTTGTCCTCGACAATGACGGCAGGCCGCCCCTCATACTTGCGCACATCAAAGCCGCTTTCATGCGCGCGCGGCCATGCGTCGTTGCAGAACGTGACATTGGGCGCAATGAAGCAATCCCGGCCAACCTTGAACCCCGGCCCCATGGCGAGGTTATGGCCGATCTTGGTGCCGTCTCCGATTTCCGACCCGTCAACACAGGCACCGGAGGCGATATTGCAATTCCGGCCGATCTTCGCGCCCCGGATCACGCTGGCAAATTGCCAGATATTCGTATTCTCTCCGATGGTGCAGTCGTCGTGTACTTCTGCTTTTGGGTGGATCATGGCATCAGCCCCCATTCCATGCGCAAGTCTCGCGCGCATTTTGCGATTGATGGCAACCAGGTTGCCTGCTCTTTCTTCCGGTAAGTGGTTACGTCTTCCCAGACCCATGCATCGCCTGCCGCTTCGGCAAACCTCCATGGTGGGTTATGGCTTACAAGGGCCTTCAAGGGAGTTCCGACCGCACCGGCCAGATCGCACACTGTCTGAGGCACAGAGACGACAACATCCAGAGCCGCCACGAGCGCGCAGGTCACATCCAGATCCACACCCTTTTGCGTCGCCCATGGGATCGTGTGCACACCTTCCGGAACCGGCCCATCGGAGTATTCCAGCGAAATGACCACAGCATCAGGAATCGCGGTAATCGGCGTCAGCAGGTCCGGATCAATCGAGCGCTCTGCCCGGTCCCAGCCTGCCTTGCCGCCCGTCCATGACAGGCCGATCTTCTTGCCCGGCCCCAATGCGTCCAGATAGCTTTTGAACATATCGACCAGAGCCGGGTCAGGCTCCAGCCAAGGCGCGGCCTTCGTGCTCGGGTCCATCAGTTCCCCGAAAGCCGCCATCGCAATCAATGACGCATCAGGCTTTTCCTCGACCGGCCATGCAAGCGCCTCTTCGCATCGCGTGCCATATACGGTTGCGTCCGGGAAAGAGCGCTTGAACAGCTTCTCAAGCCGTTTGTCGCAATCAATGATGAACTCACAGGAAGGGCTTTGCGCGATATGGGCGGCATAGGAGACCGAGGCCAGCACTTCATCCCCGACGCCCTGCTCTCCATAGAGCACGACCTTTTGCCCGTTATCGGTTCCATCCCAGCGCGGGGTTTCCTTGTCGATATGGTAGTTACGTATCTTCCGCTGGGCGTTGCCTTCAGAATATACATAGGCTTCAAATGCGGCGCGCCAGTCTGTCGTATGCAACAGGTCCAGCGCCAGATTATACGGAATGTCGTGATCGTCCGGGCGCTCGCCCCGAAGGCGGGTATTGATCGCAATGGCTTTCTCGCGCTCACCCACCCGGCCAAGGCAGGCCGCAAGGTTCTTGTTCGCCTCGACATGCGTCGGATCGAGTTCCAGGGCCTGCATGAACGCATTGACGGCCTCCTTTGGGTGATACTCCCGCAAGGCGCAGCCGAGATTGTTCCAGATGGACGGCTCGTCCTTGTTGGACATCANGGCCATATTGTACGCCATGGCCGCCAGTCCGGGNTGTTTCATGCGCAGGAAGCTTGTCCCGGCCAGATAGGCTGCATGGCCATTCATCGGNTCGTGGACAAGGATTGTGGACGCAATGTCCAGCGCTTCGGCATCCCCTTCCGGCGTATGCATCTGCAAGGCNCGGCGGCATGTTTCCAGTGCATCAAGCAAGGCGGAAATCTCCCACTTTCAAATATGGATATTCGCGCTCGATCAGCTTGATGATGAAATCATTATCCGTGTCATTCAACACGACATCGGCGCCGTATTTGATGATCCAGTCTTCAAGGATGATATTGGGAACGCGGGCATAGTGCCACATCGTCCCGTCCTCGCCCTTGTAATGCTGCGGCCCAAGGGACCGGAGGAACTTGTTGTAATCAAGGATCGGCTCGCAATCCTGTATCCGGCGCACGATTGTGCTGCCATCATCGCTGTCGATATCGACATGGTGACGAATGCCGCCCGGAGACCAGTCAACCTGCATCATGCGATGGTCACCTGTTTGCGCGCAGCGAGCATCTCGGCAAGCGCCCGATCAATCGGCGGTATCTTGTCGCCAAGGAAGAACTTCATGGACAGCCCGTTATCGTGGCCCGTGACGTGCTTTGTCGGGATGTGCACATTTTTGCAAATGACCACGCAGGACACTTTGCCTGCCGTCTTTGCGGGTTTGGATGCAACCAGTTCAGGCTCAGCCTCTGCTTCGGCCAGATCGCGCTCGGAGGGTTCATCGACCAGCTCGAACTCGACGCCCGCATCAATCAGCACTTCCTGCAATTTGCCAACGCCCCAGCGGCCATCTATCTCGATGCCGTTATCCGTCGCCAGCTTTCTCAATTCTGCTAGACCCATGTCCTTGCCTTTCGTGAGAGGTGACCGGGGCAGTCTCCCGCCCCGGCCTTTTGGTTAGCTTGTGGTCAGGTCGGCCACGACGCCGGAACCAGCTTCGTTCTTCGAAATCAGCGTAAGCTCAGACAGCAGCTGTCGCTTGTCGGAGTCACCCGTCTTCGACAGTGTGTTGATCTTGAACGGACGCAGATAGCGAAGTTCCCAGTGGTTCGGGTTCACGATCATCGCAGAGCGAGCGCGTGAGAAGTGATCCGGCACGATCTTGTGACGCCCGAAGTCCGACACGTAGAAGTCAGCCGCACCAAGGATATTGATGCTCTTGGATGACTTCGCGTTGCCGTGGTCCTGATACTGGGTGGCAATACCGGAAAAGCCCGACGCCACCTGCTTGTTGAACGAGCCCACAATGACGAGCGGGGCAGAATCGCCCGTTTCGTCCCAGATGGACTTGATGGACGCCTTCAGCATGGCTTCTGTGAACGTGCGTTGCACGGTCGAGTCACCTGCTGCCGACACCAGCTGGGTCGAGGTCACGAACCCGCCATCCGAGCCGCCCGCATCACGATTGGAGTTGGTCTCGATCCACGCTTCAAAGCCTGCAAGCTTTCTGGCAGTGGCACGGGAACCATCATTCGAGGCGCGGTTCTGCGTAATGGCAAACTCGATGTCGCGCTTGATTTCCTTGGTGCGCTTATCGACCTGGTAAAGCAGCTCATTGCGACGGCCTGCCGTGGAGAGCGCTTGCGCCGTACCCGAAACGATCACCGACTTGGTGAAGATCTGGGTATGGTTGGCAAGGCGAACTGTGGCGGTTGCCGTGACATAGCTGGCGTCATCGCCTTCCAGAGCGGCGTTCTCAGCCGCATCTGCAAGATCGTCTTTCTGCCACTCGACTTTCGTGTTTGTGGCAGAAGGTCCCCGACCGATGGCCGTCATGAACGGCGTATCCATCGGGGCAAGGTTGTAAATCTTGTTGGTAAGCTGTTCGCGCTCGCCAACCTGTTCAAACCTTGTGGTGGTTGCTGAATCAACAGCCATATGGGTATTCCTTATTCAAGGAACTCACCCCAGACGCCTTCCAGATCCGTCACCTTGCCATGCTTGGCCAGATTGGCATTTGCCGTCTGGCGGCGCTTGCTGTCTGCGGTTCCGGTGGATTTGCGTTTGGAGCCCGCCTTCACCAGACGCGGAGCAGATTTCTCCTTCGGCTGGATCGGTTTTGATTGGGCTTTCCGGTAAGCCAGTGCATCCTGCGCCATGCGTATGAAGCTGTTGTGGTAGATACCGCCAACTTCCTCACGCGACAGGCCGTATGTCGAGGCTATCCCTTCCCGCAGGTCATTCAGCCGCTTGGTGGCGGCCTTCTGATCGAGTTTTGCCCATGTCGCATCAGACTGCGTAAGCGCGGTCCAATGCTTGTTCATGTCCATTTCGCGCTGTGCAGCTGTCTGCTTTTCTCGCGCTTCCACAAGCCCCTGCAACCGCTCCTTGGCGGTCTTTACCTGATCCCCGACTTGCGCAATCAATTGCTTCTGCTGGCGGTAATAATCAGGGTTGTAATAGGGGCTGGACGGGTTGAGGTATTCCTCGGAAGGCTCCTCAAGGTTCGGGACAAGCTCATTGATGAGGGCATAGGCTTGCGCAGCTTCATTGATCGTCGTGTCCAGTGACTGGATACGCTCGCTGACTTGCTGCTGGGCCTGCTCGATGACCTGGG